GTGTAGATACAATACCTAATCCAGCCATTGATCCAGAGTATGTAAAAGGTTTAACAAAACCTGCTGAAACAGATGCATTACAGGAACTTGGCCTAACTGATGAAGCATTAGAAGCATGGAAAGCTGAAAATTACTCTAAGGATAAATATAGAGTAGCACGTATAGAAAAAGTAGAAGATGCTGCAAAGGCTTTACGTGAAGGAAAGATTACATCTGCTAAGTTTAGAGAGTTATCTGATGCATATCAACCTATTGTACCTATAGAAGAAATGCCTGATTTTCCTACAAAGGTAGAGGTTGTACAGGCATTACATGCAACAGATAAACGTAAAGTAGCAAAAGGAATTATTGGTGTAAATAAAACGATACAGGATGGAACACCTATATCAGCTAGGTTAGACATACCTGCTTATAACGATACTGATACATGGGTTGTTTCTTTACATGATGGAACAGCTAAAAATGGTGATACAGTAGGATATGCTCAAACAGCAGTTTTAAATAATGTTAACTTTACTACAAACCCTTTAGCTGCATCTGCTATTGCAGCAGGTAATACAAAAACAACAATAGCAAGAATGAACGGTAGTTATGTAAATGCAGATCCTGAAGAAGTTTATAACACTGCAAAACAAATATTAGAGGCTAATCCTGAAGATTGGACTCAGGTAGGCATGAACCCATATAGGGCTTCATATTTTTATGATAAGACAGACGGTATGCCTGTAACAAGTGCTGATCAGGTAATTCAGGTAGGACCACTTGTATTTGCAAAGAACGCAAAAAAGACAACACCTGATGATGAGATGTTTCAATTTACAAATAAAAGAACAGGTGTAACAGCTAATTTTAGTGAGGGCGGTATGGCGTTAGAAGAACAAATGGCAATGAACTTTGGTGATGTACCTGACAACACTATAGGTCAAGATCCTGTATCAGGTAATGATATACCATTAGGCTCAACTGCAGAAAATGTACGAGATGATATACCAGCTAATCTTAGTGAGGGTGAGATAGTTGTTCCTGCTGATGTAGTAAACTTTCATGGTGTAAAACTATTTGAAGATCTACGTAGAGAAGCTAAGTTGGGCTACGCTCAGATGGCAGAGGACGGACGCATAGGTGGAGAGCCTATGGATATGGATGAACCTATGGAAGAAGATGAATTAGGTTTAGAACTTGCAGATCTAGAAATCATTGAACTTGCAGAAGAACCTGTAACTATGGACAAAGGTGGATATAATAGCAAACCACCTAAGTTTAAAAATAGATATGAAAAAATTATGTACTATCTTGCAAAGTTCATGCAGGATGAAGAAAAAGAAGAAGAGAAAAAACTAAAAGGTCCATCTATAGCAGAACAGATAAACTTTGGAGGCAAGTACAACGAAGGTGGTATGGCTTCTGATGAACAACCTTTCTATTCACAAAAAGGTGGCTTTGATATGTCTAGGGCAGATGTGCCTATGGGTTCTCCTATTGGTGATACAGGTACTGTGCCCACAGGAATGGTTGAACTTAGAGAATACATGAATGATGCAGGACACAAGATAGTTATTACTTTTGTTGATGGTGAACCTACTACAGACATACCTGTAGGCTACTACCCTGTATCTACTATTGTAACACCTTCACCTTCTGTGTCTACCCCTAGTGACAAAGATGATAAACCTTCTATGCCGATGCCAGAGGGAATAAACTATAAAGAGCTTTCTGTACAAGAACTAACAGATATGGTATCAGGTCAGCAAGACTCTAAAATAACAAACATGGTATCAAAACTTGCTATGGCTTCAAACCCTGTTATGGGTATCCTTATGAAAGTAGCAATGGCAGATCAATCTAGAAAACTTAAAGCAGAAGTACAAAGACGGTTAGACGATCCTGCTACTACTGATCTAGATAGAATGAAATTAAACAATCTAATGGAAATAGAAGGTGAGTCTACATTTATAGAAAGACTTTTTGGTAAAGAACCAGCTAAGATGATAGCAAAACCAAAAGATAATGAGGCTTTTGTTGCTGCTGCTATAGCAGATCCAGAAAAGTTTTTAGCTCCTATAGATGATGTTTATGAACCAGAGGTAACAACACCAGAAATAATTGGACTTGATCCTGAAACAGTTGTCCAACAAGATGACGATGATGAACCACCTTTTGTTCAAAAACCAAAAGATCCTATCCCACCTGTAAGCAGTGGCTTTCCTGCAAAACCAGACCCAGCAGAAGAATTTGGTGGAAGTCAAACAAGATTTCAACCAGATGATGACGATGATGACGAACCTACATTTGCACCCACACCTACACCTCCTGCAAACAGTGGTTTTAGTGGTATGGGGCCAGACCCAGCAGAACAGTTTGGAGGAAGTCCTACTAGACGCACAGGTGGTGGAGGCCGTAACAAAGGCGGCTTGATGAAAGCTAAAAAGAAAAAATAATCCAAATAACTATAAGGCCACTCAGCTACGGCTGACCCCAGCATAAGGAGAAAACAAATGGCTACAAGTGAACCAGCAAAACCAAACCCTATGGTAAAACCTGAAATCCCAAAAGTAATGATGGGTAAAGGTGGATACTTAACTAATGAAGAACGTATCAAGAAAGATGAAGAAGAGCTTCTAGCTCTGAAGAAAGAAGCATTAGGTATAACAGATGAAGAAGGTACTGAAGATAAACCCGATAGCAAAGAGCCTGAAGCTGAACCAGTACAGGCAGAGGGTGATACCAAACAAAAAGAAGAACCTAAAGCAGAAGCACAAGAAGATGACTCTGGACTAAGTGCAGAAGAGAAAAACTTTAAGAAACGTTATGGTGATCTACGTAGACATACACAGAAAAAAGAAGAAGAGTTTAATGCAAAGCTAGAAGCCCTACAAGCTCAACTAGATAAAGCAACAAAGAATGAACTTATACTTCCTAAAACTGATGAAGAGTTAGAGGCTTGGGCTAAAGAGTATCCTGATGTAGCAAGCATCATTGAGACTATAGCTGATAAGAAATCTAAGTCTACAGCTAAAGAGCTAGAAGACCGTATGGCTGAGTTTGAAGAATTACGTATTACAGCTAAACGTGAAAAAGCAGAAGCTGAGTTAGCTAGTATGCATCCTGACTTTTCTCAGATACGTGAGGATGATGCATTTCACAAATGGGCAGAGCAACAACCTAAATGGGTACAAGATGCTTTGTATGAGAATACTGAAGATGCCAAGTCAGTAGCACGTGTAATTGATCTATATAAAGTAGATACAGGAATAGTAACTAAAAAGACTAACGGCTCTGACAAAGCAGCAGCTTCTTCAGTTAAGACCAAAGGAGCAGCTAAACCTGAAGCAGATGAAGCAAGTAAGTATATACGAGAGTCACAGGTAGCTGCAATGTCTATCAAAGAATACGAAAAGCGTCAGGAAGAAATACTTGATGCTCAACGTAACGGAAGATTTATTTACGATATGTCAAGAAAATAGTTGACAAACTATATATTGTAGATAAAACTATAGCATATACACAACAGTTAATGTGTGTATGCTTAATCAAGCACTAGCCACACAATAAGACTTACCTCAGAGTATAGGCCCAGCGCAGAGAGAAAGCGCATTCTCAAAGCATAGCTGACTACCCTAATACAAAGAGCCTCTTCGGGTGGATATGTAGTGTACTAACCCCACGCCATATCTATAAAGGAGATTTTAACTATGGCTATTACTTCAGCAAGTGGAGGTTTTGACGGCAACTTTAGCCCGATTATGTACTCCAAACAGGCGCAGATTGCTTTACGCAAATCGTCTGTAATTAGCGCAATTACCAACAACTCATACTTTGGTGACATTGCAAATCAGGGTGACGTTGTACGCATCCAAAAAGAGCCAGACGTAACTGTTAACGCATTGGAGCGTCACACAGCTATTTCTGTAGAGAAGCTAGATGACAGTGACTTCCAGCTAACCATTGACAAAGCTAACTACTTTGCTTTCAAAATGGATGACATTGAAGAGCAATTCTCACACGTTGACTTCGTAAGCCTAGCTGCAGACAGAGCAGCATACAAAATGGCAGACGCTATTGACGTAGACGTTTTATCTTACATGTCAGGCTACGACACAGCAGGTGCATTAATCACAACTGTGTCAGGAACTGCACAACACCCAACAGCAGGTGAAATCAACGGTGAATTTTTAAAGACTAACCAGTTGGACGCTACTGATATGGGTCAACTAGGTTCTGCTGACTCTGCATCAACAGCATACGCTACTGGTGACTCTATTCCACTAGCAGTACGTTTACCTGGTGCAACTTCACTATCATCAGCTACTGTATCACCATTGACAGTTGTCGCACGTATGGCACGTCAAATGGATACAGCAAACGTTGACTCACGTGGACGTTGGTTGGTAGTAGATCCAGTCTTCATGGAAATGCTAAAAGACGAAGACTCACGTCTTCTCAATGCAGACTTCGGTGGAGCAGGTCTACAGAACGGTCTTGTAATGAACAACTTACATGGCTTCGCAGTACACGTATCTAACAACCTACCTTCTAAAGGTACAGGTCCAGGTACATCAGGCGCACTAGCACAAGATGCTAACTACGGTGTCATCTTAGCTGGTCAGCAAGAAGCTGTAGCTACTGCAGAGCAGATCAACAAAGTTGAGAACTACAGAGATCCTGACTCATTTGCAGACATTGTACGTGGTATGCACCTTTACGGACGTAAAATCTTACGCCCACAAGCATTGGTGTCAGCTATCTACAACGCTGCTTAATCAAGTTAAACTTAGAGGCTGGCTATATGCTGGCCTCTTTGTGCATTTAAACACATAGAGGACATTCTCAAATGGCAATTACAACGGCAATGTGCAACAGCTTCAAGCAAGAGCTACTTGGGGGTGTTCACGACTTAGACACAGACACATTAAAAATAGCTCTAATTAAAGCAACACCTACAGGTACATATGGTGCTGCAACTACGAACTACTCAGATGTAACAGGCAACAGTGATGAAGCTACTGGTACAAACTACACTGCAGGAGGTCAAAACTTAGACTCTGCTACTATTAGTTTAGATGGTTCTACAGCTTTTGTTGACTTTGATGATGAAGTATTTTCTACTTTGACATTAGCTGCAGATGGTGCTATCATATATAACTCATCACAGGGAAATAGAGCTATTGCAGTTTTTGACTTTGGTAGTACAGTTACAGCAACAAATGGTGATTTTACTGTAGTATTCCCAACAGCAGACGCATCTAACGCAGTTATACGCATAACATAATAAGGC